ACCACGCCCTGACGTGTTCAAGTCGGCGTAGACCTTATCATTCCCACTGGGTTTGATAAGTGAGTTGGTTTTGATATGTTCAACCTTGTAATCTCCTGAGCCAGTAAGAGTTCCGAGAAGCGAACCGATACCCCGACCGACGTTGGAGGACATACCGCCAGCTTTGAAGCCTAATGCTTTCGCAAAGCTGTCGCCAAGGATCTGACCGGCGTCGGCGAGCGGTGTTTTCGCTGCTTTCGCGGTGTTCCTGGAACGGGTGAGTTGCATGTCGTTGTCGTCGGTGGTAGCCTGACGTCTTGGCTTGGTGCGTCCGCTTTTGCTTTTGCGTACTTTCTTGTGGGGCAGCATGAGACAATTTGGAGGGTGAAGGCGGTATTTTCAATTTTATTTTCAAGGCTTAAGATGCTCAAAATAAACAATATGGTCATGAGGGTAATGTTCATATAGTCATACGACGCGTAGGCGTCGTCTAGTACATGCCACCAATGTCCACTGTGGAACATTTGGTGGAGTCGACCTCGATCAACCGATCCATGACTCTGTTGGTGAAGACGTGAGGAATTACCGTCACTAGTTCAAGCGCTTCGGCGAACTCGACTTCATCAGCTAGGGTCAGACCGTAGCGAGCGGCGACGAACATCCATGTACGGTCCTCGTCGGCTGCATGCGCGCGAACGGCTTGGTTGCCGTAGGCGTGATGTGACGAGAACTTGGCCTTCTGCCCTGAAGAGAGCTTTAGGCAACGGCGGACGTAAACTCGAACGAAGGGGATGTGAGCGGCATCTCTAGAAAGTGCTATCAGCGTCCCTCGGAAGTTTCCTTCTTTGGGGTGCTTGAGCGTCCACGCTATCTTACCGAGGAGTCGTCCGGGAAGTGGCCCGAGCAGGATAGTGGCCTGCTCTGGCGGTGCCTTGACCGGCCAGAAAAGCTTACTGCAGAATTTGGCATCCCAGGGGCCGTCGGGTAAAGACGACTCAGCCTCGAATCCCATTCGGTAACAGTGCTGATCAAACAACTCGGGAAGATTGGGGAAATCTTCGAGATCTTTCTGACGAAGCTTGGTGATTGAATCGTCTCCGCTGATCAAACCGGAGTAGTACGAATGCAAAGCCGCTCGAAGAACGAAACAAGGAGGAACAAATTCATGAAAGAACCCATCAGCGTCGTGATGCCATCACCGGAGTAGAGCTTATCGGTCTGACCTTCCGGATCTTCTGGCACTACGAGAACTGATCTGTCTTG